GATGCAGTGCCTTTTCCAATTACTTGGAAACGTGCAGTTGAACCAGTCACATTGGTTGAGCGTACTGTGTTGCGGAGTTTAGAACCCATACGCTGATATGCCATGTGAACTTCTGATTCAAACTGTTTGATAAAAGCTTGGTCAATAGTATTAGCCATTTTACAGTCCTATTTTGAAGTTACAGTTGCCAACGGGTATCCACTCTTTCACTTCAGCAAGGGTATCCTTTCGGGCCTTTCAGTGCGTTATGGGCCGTAATTCCCCATCGTAAACACTTTTTTGATTTGGATTGCAACGCACAAAATCAACGTACTTATGCGGAGGTGATATGCTTACACCTACCGGCTCAAAGCCAAGCCACACCGCCCAGTCTACCATGATCTCATAATCAGCAAGTATAGTCATGGTCATTTGAGGTTGCGTTTGCTCTAAATAGTTAAGCAACATCTTTGAGCCGCGAGCAATAGATGTAAAGTTTTCTTTGATTTTATGAGAAAACATAAAGAACATCTGCGGGTAATCTTGGTCTTCGTTATACCAAAGGCCACCAACTGCAGTAAATACCTCACCCTCCTTGCGAACTAGGTAGCATTCAGAGCATTCGTACATTTCCATAATGGCTTGCTTAATATCCAAGTGTCCAAGGATTTTAAGCTCTCTTATATTCTCATGACTTAGATTGGCAGCAACCTCATCAATATGGTCAAGAGTAAAAGGGGTTAAGTAGAACTCACCCCTCTTAAGAATCTTAACCTCCATAAAGACGCTTAAAGCCTTCTTCTACCTGCTTAACATAAGCAGTGTCATTCTTATCCCAGTATCTAGGATCTTGCATCATTTGATCTAACTCAGCTTGAGTTGTCTGACCTGTAGGCTGAGTGCCATCAGAAAACGAACCATCCTTAGTTGCCTCCATGATTGCCTCAAGAGCAAGAATACCTTCATGACTTTCACACATGCGCTCAATAGCTGGCAGAGATTGCTCAGGAAAAAACTTGTTTGCAAACATAGACGCTGCTTGAATGCGATCATTTGCATTGTCACCAAGCTTTGAAGCTTCAGCCTCAAGATCAGGTTGGCTTCCATTAATGGCTTGAGCATACATCTCAATGCCTTTCTGAAACTCTTCTTGACCATAGCCGTTTTCAAATGAATGCTCTGACCACCACTGCAGTAACTCATTGTCTACAGCAAGATCATTATCAACAATATCAGGAAGCTGATAATCACCAGCAGAATCAGGCCGATCCCCAAATGCTTCTGTTTGAATTTCCTCAAGAAGCTTGTTGCGAATGTCTTCTTCCTTAGTTCCCAGCTTTGACTCAAGCTCTTTGTATGCCTTAGCTAAGTCTTCACCACTGCTATACTTCTCAGGCAACCATTCAGGACGTTCTGGCTGACTATCTTCTGCTACAACAAAGTCACGCTGCTCTTCTGCTGCTGGCGCTTCATTGCCTTCCATCAAGCTCTCGCTCATTTGTTCTTACTCCTATGTGAATGTGCAATACGCTGCTCAATCAAGCCAACAATATAACGCTGGCCCTCTATATGTCGCAACTCTTCCGTAGTCACATTAGGCCCATTAACCATTTCTATGGTAACGGAACGCAAATAACGAAGAACCTCTTTGCCCGTAGGGGTATTAAATATCTCAGCAATGTTCTGACTTATTTGAACATCCTTGTCAGAACCTCTCTGGATTCCATCTAATCCGATATTAACTTTGTTCGGCAATCATCTGTCCTTGCTGTTGTTGCGCCATTTGCTGCGCTAATGCAGCTATTTGTCTACGCTGTTCTTCGTCACGAATCAAGCTCTCTGGCACACCAAATTTTTTCGCAAGGTGAATTGCTGTTTGTTCACCGTCAATTAGAAGCTGCAACATCTCTGGGCCAAAGGCTCCACCAACCAATTCAAGGAAGCGAGCAACGCTCGAAATGTCCTGATTTGATTGAGCTTGTGCAAGGGGAGACACAGAACGGACTTTAACTTCCCGTCCGTTTACTGTAGGAACTTCTATGCGGCCCTGCTTCTTTAAGATGTATATTACACGCTGAAGTACGGGCTGCACGAGCTCTGCTTGCAGACGCCCAAATGCAGATCCCATTCTTCTAGCCAAGTCACCCATACGCTCCGCTACCTCAGTTGCAGTTGCAGGTGTTTTATCAGGGTTCCCAAGCATGTCGTTGTATAGAGCCCGCTTAATATTCAAGCGCATGTCACTAAGAACAAGCTGCGCTACATCAAACCGACCAGCGGCTTGTATAGGCTGAAGACCAGCAGAACCCATAGCTTTCGGTATGATAGATCCGGGCACTAAATTAATCGTGTCAGGGTTGATTACGCCATCATCTTCCATCTGGTAAATACCAGAGATAGACATCTGAGCATTCTCAAGGATAAGCTCGATAGTAAGATTCGTAGTCTTAATAGCAGATAGAGCGTTAAGCAGTGGGCCGCGTCCATAAATCTCACCAGCACACTTGCCCCAACGAAAGCAAACAAAGGGATTAGAGCCAAGACCAGTCATCTCTTTAGCGTAAAGCAAAGTCTTAGTAGTCATGCAGATCGCATAGTGAAAGTAAGCTTCTTCATTCTTCTTTTTGTAGTCGCGGCAAACAACCTCAAGCACAGTCGTTTCACGATCAGATCCCATTAAGGAAGTTACCTTTTGGTCAAAGGTTCCCTTGGGATACATAATAGGAAGATGATCAAACTTAACCTTTTTTCGTTCACGATAAACGTGATCGATCTTATCATCGGGACCGGTGTCAAGGACCACATGAGGGAGCGGAATTGCTGAGAAGTTTACAGGATTGATTGCATCCCCCTCTTCTACGCACAAGACACCAGTACCCACAGCCAAATCCATGAAGGATTCATGAACCTCTTGGCTGAAATTAGAGTTTTGAAGAACCTCAAATACATATTCAGTTACTTCATCAAGCTCATTATCTATAGCTTCACGCTGATCTGGCGGCACTTCACTACCAGCCATAAGATCAGCCCATCGAGCAAAGTTAGGAACTAAGCCAGACTGCAAGCGGCTAGCAAACTCCTGCACACCAACCACTGCCGTTTCGTCAAAGATCTTATCATCTCTGCGCTGACCAGCTTCTTCATAATAAAATGACTCACGCTGAGGCAAAGCATACTCATAGCATTCCTCAAACAACGGAACCCAGTTCTCACGAAAGGCTTTTGCCTTCTGATAACTTTGAATATATTGCTTTGCTATATCAGCCATTAGCCAAACCTACCTAAGAATCCACCGCCACCGGCTCTAAACAAAGAACGGCGACCAGCACCACCACGCATACCGCTTCTGCGAGTTCTGTTTTCTAAAGCTGCAGAAACATCTTCACGCTTTTGCCTAGCTCTTTTTTGAATCTCTTCAGATTTAGCTTGCTCAGCTTCTATTCTTTGATCTGCTGCTGCTTGCTTTTCAGCCTGACTAGGGCCGCCGCCACCAAAACACATATTAATCTCCTTTGTTTTTTACTCGTAAGCATAGAAGATAGAAAACATCAATGCACAAAAAACTACAGCCGTGACCAGAAGCTAGGTTTGTTTCTCTGTTTTGCGCCTCTACTAAACACATCAAAGTTACGCTTGGCAACCACTGGCCTTGCTGGCTTTTGACTGTTCATCAAAGCCCTGCCTTCACCAGCACCCAAGAATAAATACTGAGCCGCATCGTGAACGTGGCTAAACATATTCTTATCTGGTTTGTCTGCGTACCTCTCACCGCTTACTTCCATACGCTTATAGGCATAGCCACCTTCAAACCCTTTAATTAACTGGGGACAACGCCTGTCTATTAGTAGTGCTGGCTTACCTTCGACCATCTTCGTCAACTGGGAGGAAACCGACTCTAGTCGGAGGTCAACAGAGTTGGAAGGCGCAGGAAACGCCTTCAAGCCAGCACCGCGCAGAATATGAAAGGGAGTCGATTCATCAGTCTGCGCTCTAAAATCACCCGCAGGATCGCCGTAAATAATTACCTCAGAGGCAGCAGCAAACCTAGTAGATAGTTCATTTCTAAGAACCTCGGCAAAACGCACGATGCCCATGTCTACCGCCACAATTTCTGACTGTAGAAACCACCGCCCCCTTACCTTTTGACCAAAGACCGCAGCAGGAGTTAGACCAAAATCCACACCAACATAGACTGGCATGTTTGCAGCAACGGGTATTTCTTCTTGAGCTATGTGAACTTCGGATGCAAACATTGGATATACAGGCTTTCCGTCTTGAATATGCCCCAATCGGTTCATCACATAAACATCTATCCATGATTTAGTCTTTCCTCGAATGAGGTTTGGATAGTAGCTCTTGAGCATGTTCTTTGTGTTTTCAGCCTTTGGGTTTGGATCATAGTCTTCTATTTCTCCGTCTTCTGTTTTCCTCTCAACCAT